ACAGCAGCAGGATGGAGAGCCTAATGGCCGAGAAATACAATAAGCAGAGGGCTAAGTTGGCCGACGTCATCTACTCTGGTGCTTCAGAAGATGAACTTGCAAATGCTACAAGAGATATTACTCTAATTTGTGCATTTTTTACTTGACAAGCTTTTTGAATAATGCTATAATTATACTATAGGAACAAAAGAAACAAGTCAGAATACTGCTTAACGACTTGTACAAGAAAACAACTTTGGTTTTTAATTCTAAACCAATTGGATAAATCAAGTTTGTTCTTCTTATTTGTTTTCTAATTAAATCTGCTTTGATTTTTCAAGTTTAATCATTCAAGTCAAAACAAACGACTTGTACTTGAGTTATGTTCACTCAAGTAATTCTCTTAAGTAATTACTTCTTCTCTTAAGGTATTAACTTGAGGTATAGGGATATACGGACTTAAATTTTTATTTGTCAATTCAGAATAAGGAGATTACTATGTCTTTTGCTGATAACGATAATGGAAATATCATCTCCTTTTCGCTGCGCTCTTGCGTAGCTGACGCTACTACTGTTCCATATAATCCCTATCCTGATATTGATCCTGACATAGTCTTAAAGAGCCCTATGGGTAATATGGATACAGTGATTGTTATTGGTTATACTAAAGATGGAGATGAATACTTTGCATCATCCAAAGCAGATGGTGGAGAAATCATTTGGCTCTTGGAGAGAATGAAATTAAGATTACTTACTGTATTTGAGGATTAACCTATGTCAGAATTTAAAGAAGAACTCCAAGAAGACGTAAAGACAAGTGAAGGTATCACCCTTCAGGATAAAGCCTTCTTAGATGTTCTCTTTGATCATTGTGGAGGTAGTATCCGTAAGGCCATGGACCATGTAGGGTTCAAGAAAGATGTACCTACTTCTGTAATTACCTCTAGGCTCAATAAGCAAATTAAAGAACGTACCAAGGAGTATTTAATCTCCAATACTGGTCTTGCTGCCTATAACCTAGTTAATGTTATTATTGACCCTACGGCTCTCGGGGCTAAGAATGTCATTGCTGCTGCTCAGCAGGTACTTGACAGGGGTGGTGTCTTCAAGGAAGAAGACCTCAATAAGACTATCGAACGTAACATTTTCATTCTCCCTGCTATCCAAAGGGACGAAGACATTTAAGGATTAAAGTATGACCGAAGAGACTAACTTAATTGATATGTCTCGGTGGCCTACTACATACCGTAAGATCCCATATGGTAAGATCAAGACTGGTTATGTAGTTAACAAAGATAACCCTCTTGAGGTCAACCCAGATCCAGAGCAAATTAAGTACTTAGAAGAAGCTTTCGATTACCTTGAAAAGGGTGCATCTCTCAGAGAAGCCTGTGACTGGCTAACTCAAAAGCTCCTAAGGACACTTAACTACCAGACAATTAATAACCTCTACAATCAGCACCGTAAGCCCTTTATTAAACATAAGAGGACTAACAAACGTAAACCTACCCATAGGATTACTGCCGAGACTAAGAAGTTAATGAGTGCTAAACGGATTGCTACCTTTGCAAAAAGGAAGGCAGATAAGTTAGCTGCTAAGAAGCACAAGCCCATCCCTGTAGAGGATTACGATACTCCTCCAGAGAAGAAGCCCAAGGCCCCTAAGTTCTCCCCTATTTTCCCTGAACTTCCCAAAGAAGTTAATATCCTTTTCCAGCCTAACCCCGGCCCCCAGACACTCTTCTTGTCAAGTAATGAGTCTGAAATCCTCTTTGGGGGTTCTGCAGGCGGCGGGAAGTCCTATGCTATGCTTGCCGACCCAATGAGATTCTTTGACAACCCTAATTTCGTAGGTCTCCTGCTTCGTAGAACTAATGACGAACTGAGAGAACTTAAGAGAGAAAGTCAAAAACTCTACCCTAAACTCTTCAATGCCACTTGGCGTGAAAAAGACAGTATGTGGAAGTTCCCTTCTGGTGCTGAGTTCTGGATGTCATACCTTGACAGAGATGATGACGTACTTAGGTATCAGGGTCAGTCTTTTTGTTGGATTGGTATTGACGAACTTACACAGTACCCTACTCCATATGCTTGGAACTATCTTAAATCTCGTCTTCGTAGTACAGACCCTAAGCTTCAACCACACCTGAGACTTAGGGCTTCTTGTAATCCCGGTGGCCCCGGTCATCAATGGGTCAAGAAGATGTTCGTAGACCCTAGTCCTCCCGGTACATCCTTCTGGGCTAAGGACTTAGATACTGATGAAATTATCAGGTACCCAAAAGGACATGAGAAAGAAGGACAACCCCTCTTTAAGAGGAAGTTCATCCCCAGTCTCTTGTCAGATAATCCTCACCTAGCCCTTGATGGCAACTATGAAAGAGGCCTTCTTGGGCTACCAGAAGATCAAAGACGTAAGCTCTTGTATGGTGATTGGACTGTTGTAGAAGGTGCTGCCTTTCCTGAGTTCTCTATTAAGACTCATGTCTGTGCACCCTTTGAAATTCCTAGAGAATGGAGAAGGTTCAGAAGTGCCGACTACGGTTATACTTCTCACACTGCTGTTCTTTGGTTTGCCATTGACCCTAGTTATGAAACCTTATATGTCTACAGAGAACTATACGGTTCTAAGATGACAGGTCAGGACCTAGCTCTTAAGGTCTTATCCCTAGAGAAGCATGAACAAATTTCCTATGGTATGCTAGACAGTTCTGTCTGGCATGAAAGAGGGACTTATGGCCCTACCGTAGCAGAAGAAATGATTGCCCTAGGGTGCAAGTGGAGACCTAGTGACAGGGGTAAGGGTTCTAGAGTAGCCGGTAAGAATAGGTTACATGAACTACTTAAAACTAAGGAGATTAATGGCCTTGGTGATACTAGGCCCGGTATTGTCTTCTTTGATACATGTCGTCAATTAATTGCAGACTTGCCAAGTATCCCTAGTGATCCTGATGGTGGAGATGATATTGATGATAGGTATAAGTCAGATCATACTTACGATGCTCTCAGGTACGGTATCATGTCTAGACCTAGGTCATCTAGCCCCTTAGATTGGGGCAGTCAGCCTAGAGATAGGTACACTCCCTCAGACTCAGTTTTTGGTTATTAGGGAATGCTTTGCATTCTTTCAATTTATAAAGGATAGATTAAGTGGATAAAGATTGTAAAGAACCTGACATGGATGACAAGAAAGCCACTAAGTCTGTCAAGACGGCTCCTTTCATTAAAATGACTACTAAGAAAATGAATTTGAAAGGGAAGTAATTGTCCAGTTACGTTACAGCTTACTTAAATGCAGATGGTACTACCACTACGGTAACTCCTGCAACACCCCTCCCAACATCTAGCGGTGGTACTCCTACATCCCTTGGGCAAAAGACTGCTGCTAACTCCTCTTCTGTCGTACTTGCGTCAGATCAAGGTAACGTAAACACAACTACTGTACCTAGTACTGTTGCTGCAGTAGGTATTACCCCTGTAGTTACCACAGTTGCTGCAGGGTCACTAGTACTTAAGGCAAGTTCTGGTAATCTCTACAGTGTAAATATTACCTCAGGTGCCAGTGCAGGTTACCTAATGCTCTTTAACTCTACTACAGCTCCTGCAGATGGTACTGTGACACCAATTAAGGTCATGCCCATTGCAGCTAACGCTGGCCTAGTAGTTAATTTTAACCCACCCATTAGGTTCGGCACAGGTATTACGGCAGTCTTCAGTACGACCGGGCCATTTAGCAAGACTATCTCTGCCACTGCATTCATTTCTGGAGACGTTGCTTAAGGATGTCTGTCTACTCTTCCCTGACCTCAGGTACTGACTTTGTAAACAATGGAGTTGCTCAGTCAGTATCTTCTCTAATTACTAACTTCCCTGCCAGTAATACTTATGTAGGTAAGTATGCCAAAGTAAATGATCTTTGGGGATCAGTAGATGAAATCATGCGTTGTTCTTACGACGGGTCCTCTTATTATTGGAGACCACAAAGAACAGATTATAGCGTTTCTACCAATCAGACTTCAGGGACAATGAACTTAGTTCCCCTTGTTTCTGCCCCTACAATTATCATGACTACTACACTACTTGGTGGTTTAGACTTAGTCCCAATGACTACTAATGTCTGGCCAGGATGTACTTTCACAGTAAAGACTTCTGGACTTGGGATATTCGCACTTAGGTTCACAGGTCTCGTAGGGGGTATTACAAAAACTCTCCTTGGTGGATCAGATTATACAGTAACTTACACAGCAGCAGGATGGAGAGCCTAATGGCCGAGAAATACAATAAGCAGAGGGCTAAGTTGGCCGACGTCATCTACTCTGGTGCTTCAGAAGATGAACTTGCAAATGCTACAAGAGATATTAC